GCTGGGAAGTAAAGGATGAATTTATTGATACAATTGTTCCGAGAGCTCCGACACACGAACCTTACCCTGGACATAACGGTGGAGTAAACAACATCACTGACCCTACTACTTTTGTATCACCGCCATTACCAGAAAAAAGTCAAGAAAAAGTGGATGCTGTTAAAGCCAACACACCTGTTGAACAACCGGTTACCACAGCTGACGCAGTAACTCAGCCTACACCTACAGCGGCAGTCGGAAGTGTTGCTCCAGAGCAATTACAAGGTATGTTAGCACAAGCAGACAAAAGTATCGCTCAGGCTGCAAACGAACTTAGTGAAACTTTAGGGGCAGGAAAATTTGGGTTGAGCCCAGAACAACTGGAAAAAGCAGGAGTTCTAAAACCTGGTACAGTTGCAAACTTTGCACAAGACAGTAGTGTTGTTGATCTACTCAGTAATGCTAGTAATTTTACTGGACAAAGTGGTATTACAAACATTGACGGTTTCTTGAATGATCCATCTGTACAAGACTTTATCAAAACAAATCTTTATGATATTGGACTCAACGAGTTGAAAGAAGCAGGACTTGCCACAGGTCTTGAAGAAAGTTCTGCTCTTGCAGGCTTAATTGAAGTTGCAAGCAAAACTGACATCAACACTGTCAAAAGTTGGATAGATGGTAACCTTGGAACCAGTGACGCATCAACATTTGATAGTATTGCAAGAGGTGCGCAGTTTGGTGTTGACTTTATGAAAGAAAAATTTGCATCAGGAGCAGGTGCAATCACAGGTGGACTAGACAGTGTGCTTCAAGATGTAAACATTGACGATATTGTAGGAAAAATTTCAGGAGAACTTGAAAATCTTCCAGGCAGTATCGAAGGCGCAATATCAGATTTGGAAGGTAGCCTTAAAGGTGCTGCGGCTAGTTTATCACAAACATTTGATCGCAGTGGCATTGACCAAGCTGCACTTGAAGTCATTGACGATCTCAAAGTTGCGCAACCTGAGTATACCAGTAAAGAAACAGTGCCCACACAAACACGTCGTATTCAGAGCAATGGTACACTCACTAACTTTAACATAGATAGATCACAACCGTATGTGATTATCACTTTAAATGGTCAACCAACTCGGGTATATGGTCCTGAAAACCTATTGAGAAGATACTATGGTCAGGTAATTGCCCAAGGTTACAGTAGCTTTAGCGAAGGTAGTTCATAGAAGGTTAAATACAGTATGGCAACATTTATTGGTTACAACACCATAGGCGCAACAAAAAATTATGTGCTCACAGACTTTGAGCTCATCAAGCGTGATCTACTTAACTTTTTCAACATTCGTCAAGGAGAAATGCCAGGCCGTCCTAGTTACGGAACAAGGATCTGGGCTTTACTTTTTGAGCCTCAGAACGAAGAAACTACACAAATTTTACAAGACGAAATTCAGAGAGGAATTGATATAGATCCGAGACTAAGATTAGACAGTCTGGATGTTTATCCACAAAACAACGGAATCTTGATTGAAGTTGCAGTCAGCACCGTTAATGGTGTAGGCCCTGAAACACTGCTGATATTTTTCGATGAACAGAATAGAGTAGCAAGGCTTGTATAAACTGCGTAGTTTATCATTTAACTAAATACATCATCGGATGGTGATATGGCAAAGACAACAAGACAAACAGCAATATTTGGCGTAGAGGATTGGCAAAAAATCTATCAAACCTATCGTGAGGCTGATTTTCAGAGTTACGATTTTGAAACTCTTAGAAAGAGTTTTGTTGATTATATACGCCTGTATTATCCTGAAAGTTTCAATGATTATATTGAAAGCAGTGAATTCATTGCGCTTCTGGATGTTATGGCATTTATGGGACAAAGTCTCAGTTATCGTAATGACCTTAACACAAGAGAAAACTTTTTAGATACAGCAGAGCGCAGAGACAGTGTTGTCAGACTTGCAGAACTTGTTGGTTATACTCCAAAAAGAAATCAAGAAGCGCAAGGTTATATAAAAGTAGATAGCGTAAGAACCACTGAAAATATCACCGATTTCAATGGCTTTAATCTAGCCAGTGTAGAAATCAATTGGAATGATACCACCAATCCAAACTGGCTTGAACAGTTCAATACAATAGTAAATGCAGCTCTGGTGGATAGTCAACGCATTGGACGTCCAGGTGCCAGTGCTGATGTTAATGGTATTGATACACAAGAATATACCATTGAATTATCTAATGGGTTCCTACCGGTGGTGCCTTTTACACAACAAGTGAATGGCACTGACATGAGTTTCGAAGCGGTAAATGCTAGTGTACAAGGTACCAACTATGTTTACGAACCGGCACCACAGCCAAACTCAGACTTTAACATTTTGTATAGAAATGACAATCTTGGCTTTGCAAGTGCAAAAACCGGTTTCTTCCTTTATTTTAAACAAGGAAGTTTACAAAGCAATGATTTCACACTCAATGAACGTGTAAGCAACAGAGTTGTCAACATTAACATTGAAGGAATTAATAACAATGATGTTTGGCTGTACTCTTTGGACACCAATGGTGTTATTGATCAAGAATGGACCAAGGTTGAAAACATTTATGCAGCAGCCGCAGAACAATTAGCACCAGACGAAAGACAGTTTTTTAGTGTAAGCAGTAGACGCAATGACCAAATAGATTTGGTGTTTGGTGATGGTGTGTTCAGCGAAATACCAGTAGGAAACTTCCGCACATATGTTAGAGCTAGTAATGGTCTGCGTTACGTTATAAACCCTGAAGATATGCAGAACGTGCAAGTAAGTTTAAACTACATCAGCCGTAACGGAAGGCAGGAAGTTATAACATTCACCTGTAGCCTTGCTGAACCAGTTAGCAATGCTGCTAATCGTGAAAATATCAATGATATTAAAACAAGAGCACCAAGCAGATTTTATACACAAAATCGAATGGTCAATGGCGAAGACTATACTAGTTTTCCTTACACCCTGTTTAGCAGTATTATTAAAAGCAAAGCAGTAAACAGAAGTTCCATCGGCACTAGTAGGTATCTTGATCTTGTCGACATCACTGGCAAGTATAGTAGTACTAATTTGTTCGGCGATGACGGTGCTCTCTATGAACAAAATCTTATACCAAGTTTTACATTTACATTTGCGGATATCAATGATATCAACAACGTAATTATTAATCAGGTTGAGCCTGCTATTTCTGAACGAGGAATGATTGAATTTTATTATGCTAACTTTAATCGTCCGCAGTTGTCCAATTTAGAATTAATTTGGAAACAAAGCACTACAACCACAAATGAAACTACAGGTTATTTTGAATTTAGTTCTAACGGTGAGCCGGCACCTGTTGGTAGCACTACCACAGACAATAAGCGATATATTGTACAAGGTGCATTGGTAAAATTTGTACCACCAAGCGGACAATATTTTAACAGAGACAATAGGTTACAAACTGGGTCACCTAGTTTACCTGGCGATAAGACTGTAATTTGGGCATCCGTAACTGGATTAACACTCGACGGTACCAACTTTGGTCAAGGAAATCTGTCAGATGGCACTGGACCAGTGACCATCAATGACTTTGTACCAACAAATGCTATTCCCACTGAAGTAGTTGCAAAATTTGTTACCGATTTGAGTGTTACCACAGAACAAAGTATCAAAGAAAACATTGAACTTTATCGAGATTTTGGCATCGGATATGATTATACAACAGCTAGTTGGTATGTAATAACCAATGCAAACCTCGATCAAAGTACAACATTTAGTAATAATTTTGCTCAAGATACCAGCGGCAACGGTCTTGACAATAGTTGGTTGGTTAAGTTTATCACCGACGGCTCGACCTATACTGTGTCTAGTCGTAGTTTGCAACGTTTCTTTGCAAGTGTTTTGCAAATAAGATTCTTTTTTGATAGCAATGATAGGGTATACGATCCAAAAACTGGTACAGTGATCAATGATTTTATAAATGTTTTGAAAGTTAACAATCTTCCTGACTCTAGCAGTGCTCTAAACTATGATATAATATTAGATATTATAGATCAGCCGGCAGAACCTGACGGATTTGTTGATGACTTTAGAGTTAGAATAAGTTACAAGGACAGCGACAATGATGGCGTAGCTGATGATCCTGATTATTTTACAACTTTGGTTGCTCCAAGCACAAACCCAAACAACAAGTTGGTATTTTTCGAACAAACACAAGATTTTGACAACCTAGAAAGATTCTTACCAGTGGCAGGCGGAACAGTTGTTACGAACTATACAACAGAAAATGCAATCGAATTGGCAAAATCAGAATATGCAGACGGGCAAGTATTTTATGCAACCGCTGAACAAAAGTTTTACGAGCTAACAGTAACAGCCGCAGGACTGCGTACCATTGCAGAAGTAAGCACCTGGACAGCATCAACCGGCAGACAAGATTTCAAATTCCAATACAGACACAATAGTCCATTTAGTCGACGAATAGATCCTGGAACAACTAACATTATTGATCTTTATCTTGTTACTGATTCATATTACACACAATATCAAAATTATATCAATGACAGCACCGGAACAGTATTAGAACCTAATCGTCCCACTATCAGTGAATTAACAACTGCTTATAGTAATTTAAATAATTACAAAATGATCAGTGATAATGTTATATTAAACAGCGTTACCTTTAAGCCGTTGTTTGGACCAAAAGCAACCCCCCAGTTGCAAGCAACAATTAAAGTAATAAAAAGACAAAACACAACCACCAGTGTTAGTGAAATTAAAAGTCGTGTGCTTGGTACAATGAATGATTACTTTACCATTGACAAATGGGATTTTGGAGAAACTTTTTTCTTCAGTGAGCTAGCCGCTTACTTGCATGAACAACTAGGAGATATCTTAGAAACTGTGGTACTTGTGCCAGCAGATCCTTTAAAAACATTTGGTGATCTCTACGAGATTAGAGCACAGGGAAATGAGATATTCGTAAATGCTGCAACAGTTAATGATATTGAAGTTATAAATGCCTTAACCAGTAGTGAACTTAGATCAACAACCAGTACTGGAGTTAATTAATGGCAATAGTTAGAACACTCGATTTCCTGCCAGAAATATTTAAAAC